TCACTTATAGAATTCACGATTTGCTGAAATTCTCTCCATTGAAAGACGATTTCGCAAGAAAAATTGGCGCAACTGCCGTGAAAACATTAGACTCTATTAAGGATTTGCATTTACACGATTTCGCCATTTACTTGGATTTAGAATTAGATGACGAGCAAAGAGCTAAATTAGAGAATGATATGACGATTGCCATTGAAAAAGGATATTTAGAGATACAAGATAAATATAAGGTTTTGAATATTAAAAACTTCAAATTAGCCTTGGCGTACATGACTATTTTGGTCAATAAAACTAAGAAAAGAAATCAAGAGCAAAAAGCACAAGAGTTTAAGCTACAGGCCGATGAGAATATTCGCGCGGCACAAGGAGCAGAACAAGCCAAGCAAAACACTGCTCAAATGACCAACCAATTCGATATGGCCAAACAACAATTAGTCAACGACGGATTGATTCAAAAAGAGCAAGTTAAAGGAGAGAACGACAGGGCTACGATGTCTATGAAAATAGAAGGCGATATGCAAATTGCCCAAATTCAAGGCGGGGTTCAAATGCAAAAACAAAACGAAGCTGAGGACAGAAAAGACCTAAGAACCGCCAAGCAAGCCGAGCAACAATCACAATTACTTGTAGAGAGAAGTAAAGAAAAACCATCTCCAATAGACTTCCAAAGTAATGAAGAAGTAAATCAAATGTTTCAGGTAGATTAATAAAAATATTTTGTTGAGAAAGCCGATTTCGAGTCTAAGCGACTGAATTTCGGCTTTTTTCGAAGGTAATATTTACCTATGTAATTTAAACGAGGGTAAATTTGCGGTGATTATCGCCGTTAATCGTTGCAAAATTGTGTGAATTATGCAATAGAAAAATCTTATACTCATTTGCAAATCAACACTTTTTGCTTATACAGCATACAAGCTATAAGATAAATACTTACTTTTGAATAACTTTAAATAAAACCTTATGGCTTCAATTTGGCGTCCTTACGACAAAGTAATTAAAGAGTTATTATTAAAACATCAAGAAGAAAATCCAAAACCACCTTACACATTTTATGCAAAAATAATCCTTGGCACGCGAGATGGCGGACACATTGACAAGAGAGTCGAAGAATTATCCCGATATATTAGAAGAAACGAAAAGGCTATTCTTGATACGCACGAAGGGATATTTTTAGCTACCGATACTTTAGATGTGGCAAATCAAAATGTAAAGCATTTATGGATTAAAGACAAGGGAGCTTCGTTGTTTGTAAAGAATCCTAATTACGTCGAAGAAACAGAAATTGATCCGATTGAACTTCAAAGCAAAATAATTGAAACCCTACAAGGGTATGTTCCAAAATATCCAACCATAAAAAGAAACAGGGTTGCTGAAAAAAGATTGTTTGTTTTTTCGCCGGCGGATATACATATAGGAAAGCTGTGTAGTGCGTTTGAAGTTGGGGAAGAATACAATAGTCAAGTTGCTGTGAAAAGAGTTTTAGAAGGCTGTCACGGACTAATGAGTGAGGTGAAGGAAAATTCAATTGAAAAGATACTATTTGTTATTGGAAACGATATTTTACATATTGACAATCCGAAAAGAACAACCACAAGCGGAACACCTCAAGACACGGAAGGAATGTGGTACGAAAACTTCTTAATAGCCAAGCAACTTTATGTCGATATTATCGAAATAATGATGAGCGTAGCCGATGTTCACGTTGTATTCAACCCGTCAAACCACGATTACACAAACGGATTCTTTTTGGCTCAAGTAATTGAAACCCATTTTAAGAATTGCAAAAACGTCACTTTTGACTGCTCTATCTCGCACAGAAAATACTTCACTTACGGAAACAATATTATCGGAACTACTCACGGTGACGGAGCAAAACAACAAGACTTGCCAATGCTAATGGCGCACGAAAGTCCTGATTGGAATAGTTGCAAACACCGATACTTCTACATACATCATTACCACCACAAAATAAGTAAAGACTACATGAGTGTTTGTGTAGAGGCTTTAAGAAGTCCAAGCGGGACAGATAGTTGGCACCACCGTAACGGGTATCAGCATAGTCCTAAAGCTGTTGAAGGATTTATACACGATTTTGAACACGGACAAATTAGCAGGCTTACACATCTATTCTGAGAACAAATATTAATCAAATCAAATTATGACAAAAGAACAACAAGAAAAACACTTCAACGAAGTAACAGAAACAATGCGCGCGATACTTTTATCAAAAGGCGATGATTACGCGAACACGGACCGATTGAGCAATTTTAAATTAGCCGGAAATATCTCAGGGCTAAATGCGGAACTAAATTGCTTGTCATTAATCGCTACAAAAGTCGCAAGGCTTGGGGTATTACTGAATTCTGATAAAACGCCTAATAATGAAAGTGTACAAGATAGCGTTTTAGACTTGGCGAATTACTCAATTTTGCTAAGTATGATTCTTAAAGACAAAAACAAACAGATTCACGAACAACATTTTGCAGAACACAATGGATAGACTTAAATTATTTATCACCGGCTTTACGCAAGTGTTTTTCGTAGCGATTAATACTTATTTTCTCAGCAAAGAATTTTACTTAGGCGTATTTATTTGCGGAACAATTATCTCACTCATTTGGTCATGGAACGTAAAAAAAGTGGCGTTTGGCACATTACAAGACCGACTGTTTTATGCTTTAGGTGCCGGATTCGGAAGTCTATTTGGCTTAATTGCATCAATTTTATTTTTCAAACTATGAGACCACTCGAAGAAAGAATAGCTGATATGCAAGCTAAACTCGAAAGAGAATTAAATCGATGCGAAGTAAACGAAGATACAATTGACAAATACCGAGCGTTGCTGAAGCAGAAATTCTCTAAGGAGCCAAATTAACACTTTAACATTACGTAAAAACGTAATATCGCAATAAATTACCAAAAAACGTAATATCAACCCGTAACTTAATTGATACGGGTTTTTCTTTTTACAAACACTTTGCAATTCAAAGTTCTTTGTTATTATATAAAAAAATAATATCGTTTTGCTAATTGTAATAGATTTTATTTATCTTTGCTCTGTAAATACTATTCAAATCTAAATTTAAAATAAAATGAGCGCAGAAGAAATTAATGAAGAACGTTCTGAGGAAGTTGTTGAAACACAAGAAACTCAAGAACAAGAAATTAAGCCTTGGCAAATCGTTGATGAAAATGAACCTCAAAAATCATTTGGTGGATTTCAAAATGAAAGTGTCGAAGAATTAGAACAAGAAGTTGAGCAAGTTGCTGAAACTACAGAAGAAAATCCGATTGATTCGCCAATAGCAGAAGAAGCTGTAGAGCAAGAAGAAGTAATCACTCAACCAACAATAAACGAGGAATTAACCCTCGCATTTTTAAAAGAAAAAGGAATTGAGGTAAATTCAATTGATGAATTAAAACCAAAAGAAAAAGAAGCGTTAGACCCGGAGACTGAAGCCTATTTAAAATTCAGAAAAGAAACCGGCGGAAGAAGTTATAATGACTTCTTAGAAACGCAAAAAGAGTGGGACAAAGAACCACAAGAAAACGTTCTTAAGAAAGTAATGAAATTAGAAAAGCCTTATTTAACCGATGAGGACATTGATTTACTTTACGAAGATAAATACGCGGTGCAAGAATTAGACGAGTATGCCGAGTCAAGTGAGATTCGAGCAAATCGCCTAAAAGAAATTACCGCAAAAGACGATTATCAAAGAGCATTAGCTACTTTAGAAGGTCAAAAAGAACAATATAAAGTTGTCAGAGGTTCTGATGAATTTGTTCCCGAAGAATTTCGCCAAGCAAAAGCCCTTGTAGATAATTGGCAAAAACAACAAGAAGAAAGCGAGATTGCAATGCAACAGATTCGCGCAGACTTCGAGGCAAAAACCAATGAAGTGTTTACTGATAATTTTGAAGGTTTCAAATTTAAAGTCGGTAACGAAGAATTCACGGTAAAACCCGAAGATGTGAATCAAGCCAAATCGGTATTATCCGATGCAAGCAATTTTGACAAAATGTTCTTTGACGAAAAAACACGACAGTTAAAAGACCCGAAAGGTTATTATAAAGCACTTTATGCCGGAATGTATGGTGACAAATTATTTGAACACGCATTTCATTTAGGCAAGGTTGCTCAAGCAGAAGAAGACGAAAAGACATCTAAAAACGTACAAGTTGAAGGAGTCAAAAATATCAATTCTAAACTTGGCGAACAACCGAAAAGGTGGGCTGTCGAAAAGGACTAAATTCTTTCTTTGAGTTGTGACGAGAAAAAAGTAAAAAAACACAACCCAAAAACTTAAAAAACAATGGCTTTAGAAGCAGTACCGGGCGTCTTATTGACCCCATCACCAACAAAAGTTCCGACTCCGACTAATTATATTAGCGACGACGACTATAATTTATTAACTCAGTATATTCCTGAGTTGGAAGACCAAATCGTAGACAGATTCGGCACACAGAACATTACCGGAATGCTTTCGGCATTAGGTAAAGAATCTTCTTTCCAAGCGGATTTAATCAAATGGAATGAAGAAGGTAGATTGACACAATTAGCAGAAGGCGTAACTCGTGCTTCTAACGTGTTTACTTCGAACTCACACACTTTCCGTGTTGGAGAAACAATCGTTGTAAGAGATTCAGGCGGTGCAGTTCTTAGACAAGGGCAAATTACTGCTGTAACAACCAATACATTTACCGCTTTATGTGGTGATGCAGGTGGTTGGTCAGGAACAACCGGATTAACAGTTTATGCTGACTCTAACGAATTCCAAAAAGGAACAACCGGTCTTGACGTAGGATTGAACTCTCAAGTTCAACAATTCACCCAAAAGCCGATTATCATCAAAGAATTCATTGAAGAAAGCGGATCGAATTTAGCGTTGAGAACTTGGGTAAATACCGGAGAAGGTTACGTATGGTACTTCAAAAACTTGAAAGATACCAAAATGCGTTTCAACAATGCTATCGAAAACAAACTTATCATGGGTAAACTTTGGGCGGGCGATTTGTTAGCTGCCGGAGTAGAAGGAACTCAAGGTTTGTTCTCTGCAATGGAAGAAGGAAATATTTTTGCCGGTCAATTGACTGACTTAGATGATTTTGATGAAGTAATCGATAGAATGAACGCACAAGGCGGAATCGCTGACAACTACCTATATACTACCTCTGCTCAAAGTAGAGTAATTGACAGAATGTTGAAAGCAGAAAACGTTACCGGTTCATCTTGGGGAGAATTTGACAATGAGGCTCAAGCTCTTAAATTAGGATTCAAACAATTCAATTACGGCAGATACAATTTCTACAACTCAATGTGGAGATTCTTAGACAACCCAACAACTGAAGGTTCTGCTGAAGGCGCAACTAAAGTACACGGAGCAATGATTCCAATGGGAGCTAAGAAAGTTTACGATGTAATGACCGGAAATGTTGCTACAAATCCAATCTTACACGTTAAATATCGTGCTAACCAAGCAACTAATCGTAAGTACAAAATGGCGATTAGAGATTGGGATAACGGTACAAACGCAGAAGATGCTCGTATCACTGAGTTCATCACAGAAAGAGCTTTGGTGTTAACATCGAGAAATAACACTATGCTTATCAAAGGATAGTAAAAAAAAGATTACCAAAGGGCTTGGAGTCAAATTCAAGCCCTTATTTTTAAATAAAATTAAACTCTAAATTAAATAAAAATGGGAAACAAGCCGTGGCAATTTGGTCAAAAAGCGACCAATGCCGAAACGCAAAAAGACGATGCTAAATCGTTAGAAGTTACTTCGCCCGAAGTAGTAGAAAAAGAGCCAACACTAACTATGACGCCTTCTCAATTAGAAGACTACTTAGACAGAAAGCTCGAAGAAAAATTGAAGTCGGTAAATACTCAATCTCCGGCAATTGAACGCGCATCAGTTCAAATCAAAAACGAAAACTTTGATGATATTCCTGAATTAAGAAACTTTGTTCCGAAAGAACGTATTTACGTTTTAGTCAATGGAACCAAGCCGATTTCCCAAGGATTACAGACAAGACACAAAGACAAAAGTCCTTTGCAGTACATTAATCCGGAAACAAGGGAAACTCACGCTTTGTTTCTTTCGTTCACAGAAACGTCATTTTTCAAAGACAAACACAAAACCGATGCTAAAGTTGAACACATTAACTTTAAAGACGGAATGCTGAAAACTTACGAAGACGATATTAAACTTCAAAAGTTCTTGGAAATTCACCCACATAACAAAGCAAATGGCGGTGGATTATTTGAATTGTACGACCCGGCAAAAGAAGCTGAAGTAAAAATCACCGATTTCGAAACTAATCTACAAGCATTAAACTTGGCAAATGACTTATCTCACTTGAAAAGAGATGCAATTGCTGGATTATTATGTTCAGATTACAATGAAAGATGGTCGCCTTCGGAATTGAAACAAGCCGTATTTGTTGAAGCGCAAAAACAACCTAAGAATTTCTTGAAATTGGCCAATGACCCAACCTTAGAAATGAAAGGTGTTGCAAAAACTGCTTTAAGACGTGGAATTATCAGTTACAAAAACTACAAATTCTACAATGACAAAGGAGATGTGATTTGCCAAGTACCGCCAAATCAAAACGAATTGGATGCTATTGTTAATCATTTTGCTACGGGAGAAGGAAGAAATACCTTCGAGTACCTTAAAAATGCAGTCGGGTAACTGATTGAATAATAAAAAACTAAACCGCTTCATTACGAGGCGGTTTTTTTATGACTGTATTGTAAAATATTTTATCTTTGCTTTAAATTAGATAGTTATGGCTATAAGCATAAATCAGACGAGAAACTTGGTTATGTTTCTTTTGAATAAGCAAAATCGTGGTTACATCGGCGTAGATGAATTCAATTCATTCGCCAATTTAGCGCAAATGGATATTTTTGAGAACTTGTTTTTCCAATATAATCAGTTTATCAATAAACAAAATCGTCGTTTGACAGGAACGGAATATGCTGATTTGCCAAAGAATTTAAGAGAACAAATTGACGTATTTGCCGAATATACTACCGAAGCGAATTTTACTTATAACGGAACGACTAATTTATGGTCATATACCGGAAGTGATTTATATCGTGCTGAGAATTTGTCAATTGTCGAAACTGCCACGAATAAAAAAATTGATGTTCAAGAAGTGCAAAAACGCGAATTGAATGTTTTGAATAATTCACCAATGACGGCTCCGAGTTTATTGTTTCCTTGTTATGAAAGAATTGGAAGTTCGTTTAGATTATATCCTACTTTGCCGAGTGGATATTATTCGGAGTTGTTTTATTTACGCCAACCTAGAGCGCCCAAATGGACTTTTTTGTTGGTTGCTAATAATCCAATTTACAATGCCTCAGCAAGTGATTTGCAGGATTTTGAGTTGCATCCGTCGTTATTTAATACGCTTATTGTAAAAATACTTTCTTATTGTGGATTATCGATTCGCGAGGCGGAAGTTGAGCAATTCGCAAATTCAGAAGAAGCAAAAGAATACCAAGCATCACAACAGTCGTAAAATTAAAAACCCTCCGATTAAAGAGGGTTTGTTTTTTCTACTT